TCCCTGAACTCTGCTGGAGCAATGGGCGTGTCGTCTCCCTTTACCCTAAGGCCCTTAGTTTTAAAGCCGCCAGGCAGGTTAGAAAGAACACCAGCATCAACAAGCTGGCGGAGTATCGAGGTGCCTGACTTAGCAAAAGCACCAATGAGATGAATAAGGCCAAAGCAATAAAAGCCAAATCCAGGTACATAGCCATAGTGTACAAAGTGATCTCTCTTCTGCTTGTTCGGGTCATCTGCGTGGTAGTTACGGCGAATGGCTAGGACAGTTTCCGTGCCTTTTTCTATTGTCACCACATAAGGCAGAGCGATCCCAGTCTCTTTGCCTTTCTCGTCTTTGTCCTCATACCCAGGCAGATCCAAATACACGTGCATTTCAAGCAGCTTGTACCGATCATCCTGAGATGCCTTAAAACCCATCTGCTCGGCAATCTTCTTCTCGATCTCATCCAAGGTATCCGTCGGGTCGTCTAACTCAACGTCTTTGTAAAAGCCCATGACCTGAAGTTTGCGCAGCTCATTCTTTGTCTTGCGCATCACGTGAGTGACCCGCTCAGAAGTCTCAAGGCTAGACGCCCCATAGGGCACCACAATATCTTCAGCCGGTACAAACAGAGATACTTGCCGCCCTAAATTCGGGTCAAAATATACTTTTTTAAACGCATTGCCTGAAAGCCCAAGGCCCCAGAGCATCCGCTCATGCTCAGGCCGGTACTCAACCATGACTTCGGTAAGCTGGTAGTTCATGTCTTCTTTGACCCGCTGAGCCGCCTCAATTCTCTCTTGAGTCTCTTGGCCCAGGATAGAAGTCTTCACAGGACCTGCCGCAGGGAAAGTCTCCATGATTGTTTCGGACTGGAACTTTACAATGGCTTCAGACAGCAGGGGGTGGTACACACCACAAGCCCCAGGCCATGGCTCCGTGCGCTCTTCGATCTTAAGGCCAAGAAGCTCTAGGCCGTCTACATACGTCTGCACCCAGTCTTTGCGGGAGTCGATGTCTGATTGAAACTCCCCAAGCAAATCGCCAGCAAGTTCGGTAAGAACATCGTCGTCAAGATTTTCAGCCAAGTTCTCGTTGAACTCGTCATCCATGTCTTCTTTTTCAAGCACGATCTCCAGATCGCCCGCCTTGATACTGACGCTTTCTGGATCCTCAATCTCAATCTCGATGGCAGGCTCCATGTCCTCCACCATCTCACTGAGTCCAAGGGGGGCCTGATTCAGGGCCTTATCAATAGCCATAATGTGTCCTTAATAGTATGCATACGTATTACGCCGTCTAAATTCTCGTGGTTCATCTTCTTCGTCTAATAGTGTTTTGATAAAACCGCCTTTTCTAAATCGCATCATTGCCAAGGACACGGTATCAACATAGTCATCATGCTCTCCCGAGGGAAAACTGGCAACTTCGTCAATCACTTCTTCTGCCCACCGAGAGGGTGGGGCCCATACGCGCCCTGATGCAAATAGGTCGGAAATAGCATTGACTCTTGAAATCTTATCGTTTCCGCGCACTGGGGTAAACTCCTGCACCGGTATACCCATCGCCCGCATCTCATATATTAGTGGCGCCCCCGAAGCCTTTTTCTCAATAATGACTGAATCTGGCTCCCAGTCTCTATAGTGCTCTATCGCCCTTTTCTTAAGCTCTGGGAATTCCATTCGATCTCGAAAAGCGTTTAGCAGAATAATATTAGTCTGATACGTGCCGTTATCATCTGGGTACTCAAAGACACCCCATAGTGTCATTGCCGAGTAGTCAGCTCGGCTGGACTTTTCAAACGCGGTATCCCAAGCCATGAGTGTGTAGTTACAAGTGGGTGGGTCTTCTTCTTCCCATATCTTCCACCACTCTCGCTTGATAATCGCAGCCGACTCGGATGTTGGATTTTGTTGATACTGGGCTTGCCACTTAGGATTGGGCAGTTCATTCCTTAGGGCATCTAATTCTTCAAACGACCAAAACTCTGGCCATAGGGGGTTGCCCGACGGAAGGATCGCTGGGAACTCTACAACCTCCCATTCCTCCCCGCCTCTCTGAGCAGCCGCTTTTAATACCTGCCCCGTTAAGTCTCTCTTCCCCCAACGGGTCATCACGACGACGATGGACCCTCCAGGCTGGAGACGCTGCCGCGGCCCTGAGGTGTACCACTCATAGACTTTGTCGTAGATACTGGGGTCATTAGCCGCCAGTGCTGCCTCTTGCTCGGAGTGTGGGTCGTCAATAATGAGTAGATCCGCACCCTTACCCGTTACCGTACCCCCAACTCCAATGGCGAAGTACTCTCCATCTTCGTTGGTGGACCACCGGCCTGCTGCTTTTGAGTCATGCCGCAGGGAGACGTTGGGAAAGACTTTGGCATACGTTTCCCCGTCCACAAGGTTTCTGACCTTTCGCCCGAAACCAACGGCAAGTTCTGCCGTGTTTGAACATTGGATAATCTTCTTTCCTGGATACTTCCCCAAGAACCAGGCCGGCAACAGGTAGGAGGCAAACTCAGACTTCGTATGCCGAGGTGGCATATTAATAATTAGCCGGTTAGCCTTCCCCGCGGCGATCTCTTCAAACTTCTTAGACATAACGGAATGATGCCTGCCATGAATGAATCCCGGCCACATCGTCCTAACAAAGGACATAAAAGACTTCTGCCCCTGCTCCCGCATAAGGGCGTCTTGATACTGCTGCGCCATAAGGAGGAGAGATTCCCGCTCCCCTTCCGGCAGCTTTTCAATCAGCTCAAAAAGCTTACTCAATGTTACTCACCCTTAGATAAGAAGGCCGTATGGTACGCGGCCTACCCTTGATCCCCTTACAGATGCCCAGCTCAACAAGCCGCCACATCTTCCTAGAAACATTGCCCCGCCCGCGGTCACCAGTCAGACTCATAATCTCATCAATAGAAGGCCCATACCCATACCTCTTCCACCAACTATCAATAACAAGATAAATCTCTTTCTGAGCTTCAGTCATATATCCCCCATAGAGAGGGGACCCAAAAAGACAAGGGGGGGGTTTCTATATCCATCACTTGTCCTTAGCTTCCAACAATTCAACACCCCCACCCCCATCGTTACAGTCTGAGTGTTGTGTTTTCGCAACGACTGTAACACGTGTTACAGTCTCCCCGTCATCCGTAACATTGTTACAGTCTTCCGTAACATCGTTACACTCGGTAACATTGTTACTTTTATCAACCGTAACATTGTTACAGTCCTCGACCGTAACATTGTTACAGTCAGTGGATCGGGGGTGCGGAATACTATACGTAGTATTGCCGCCTGCGCGCTCAGAATTTTGGGGGTCGGGGGCCGGTGGGGTCTCGCCTGGCAGGGATTCGAGCGGGGTGAGGGTCTCGCCTGGCGCCTCGGTCGCCTGGTTGCCTATCTCTGCCAGCAACGAGTCGGCATCCTGGTAGTCGACCGTCTGCGCGTCGGCCACCATCCGGAGCGAGGTCATGAGCTTATCGCGCAGGGTTTGCGCGTCGTGTACGTGTACGGTCTCCCGGCGCTCAGTGAACGCGGCAATCTCCGTTACTTTCCCGAGTAGTTCGAGCGCCCTCAATTGCTGGGCGTGGTTAACGTCGGGGTCAAGCGCCTTCTCGGTGAGCTTTTGGATTATCAAGGCCCGAAGATGTAGGGGGGTTGCATACTTTTCCGCCTCGAGCGCGAGCTTGATCGCCTCGACCTGCATGGACACGGCAGGGTGCCGGCTAAGCTTCTGCCCTTCTATGCTCTGCACCTGGGGCTTGGCCTTCGTGTCGTATGCCTTCCTGTAGGCGCCTGCCTTACTGTCTCCCCTGGCTAGTGCGTCGGCAAACTTTAGCTGTTTTGCCGTGAGCGCGACTTTATGCGCGGCGCGATTGTGCCCGAGTAACACCTGCTCAATGGGAACCTGCTCGAGGCCTTCTTTTATTTGCTGTCGGGTCATTCGTTTGCGCATTAATGGCCTCAATAGGAACAAGACAGGTACAAAGTAGGAATACATTCTACTGTATGCATTTTCACTATGCAAGCCTTACCTATTCGAGCGGATACCGGCAAAAAGTCTGATCGAATTAGGGGAACAAAACACTTGACAGTCAACCTAATAAAGACTGATTATTCAGTCTCTACAACACGAGGAGCAAGCACCATGTCATTCGCACTAATCAATCATAAGAACTTCGACCGCACCAATGCTAACGCTGGTTACACGGGCGTCGCCATTTTCCATATGCCTTCTGCACTGGGCAAAACGCTACTTGCTGGGGCTTATAACGGGAACACTCCAATGGAAATTGAGGCATACCTTGAGCGCCTTTTCACCATGACGCAAAACATTGATTCAAGCTGGTCAGAGAATCTCACGCTTGAAGACGGGATGCTTACGGGCGCCAATTCCGATAAAGAGGCCGCACCAGGCGAGGCCCTGCGCTCGACTTCAGTGGGCGACCGCGTAAGCCTGGCACTTCAAACCCAGTTTTCAGGGATCAAAGTATTTGAATTTGAGGTGGACAAATTCGGCTGGAAATATAACGGGCAGAAAGATCACGCGAGCCTGACTGAAGAGGCCTAGAGGCCGAAACCCGCGCGAGTGGGTCTCAGGATACTTACAAGGAGAATCGACCAATGGTAACCATCGAACAATTGAACGCCGCCGCACAGCGTTTTTATGCCCGCACCGACGATTTTGCAATGGGTAAGGGCGCCATCTGCGAAGACATGGCCCGCAAGCTTGCGCGCTTCGGGTCTTTTGCCTCGGATAAGCAGGCCGACTTCGCCGCGAAGCTTGTGACCTGGAGCGAGCCACGCCCGCGTAACAATGCGCCCGCGGTGAGCTTGCCTGTCATTTTTTCCCTGGTGATGGACAAGGGAATGAGCTTGCACTTGGGCGCCTGCAAGGTGGTTTTATTCCAGTCTGGCGCCGTCGGTATCGTGGCGCCTGTTTTTGGCCAGGGAACCTACGGGGTTATTGAAGACGGGCGCCTTAAGCGATTTGCAGGCCTCACCGATGAAATGCTGGCGCTTTTACTCGACGTTGAGGCCCGCGGGCTCGAGGCCGTGAAGGAAATCGGGCGCGCGACTGGGCGCTGTGCGATTTGCTCCCGGATGTTAACCAATGCGGAAAGCATTGCCGCGGGAATCGGGCCTATCTGCGCAGAGCGGT